ATATACGTTTGCAGAATTAGATTCTTTATATAATATATCTATTTCTATAACGTCTTTAGGTATAACATCTTCATCTGGAACAAAGTCCATAATGTAAATACTTCTCAATGTATTAACCATACCTAAGTTATAACCTTCTTTAGGATTATAAATAAAATCACCAGGTAAAAAAGCTGGTTCAGAAAACGGAGAATAAGTGGAGTATTGATTATCCTGGTATTTGTATCTATAAGCAAATCTTGGTAACTTGAATTCGTACAACGGTTTTTCCTGTTTTAACATAGAATGAAAATTGTTAGGTAAAGGTATGTCAGGGAGACTTGTCATCACCGTTACATCGTTAACTGTTAAATTCTGTATAAATATTATTTTAACTACAGCATCAAGAGTATTAGGATCAAATTCTAATAGTTCTACTATCATCTCGTAACGATTATAATCTTTATCTAAATCCCAAGCGTCTTTTCTCAATAATATCATATCACCTTTTACATAATCAACAGCGATATCAAACGTTACATTCTTTACAGTTCCAACTGGCAAATTACTCGCTTCAGTATCTGTAAATAATTCATTTTGAATACTTGACTCTAAATTAGATATACCACTAGCATTTAATCTGTTATCAGATGTGTTACTCATTAATATAGTTGGAGGATATAATGGAGACTTTTTAATAACAGTTATATGTTCTTCTTTTAAATTTTCTGGTTGATCTCTAAAATCAATAGCGTTGTAATTATCCTGCAATAAAACTCCGTATTTATCGTAAACATTAAATTTACTGTGAATCTCTCCACTTACGTCAGTTCCATTTAATAAGTTTTCTACTATTATTTTTTTAGGTTCTGATACTCCGTCTGTCCAATATATAACCCCGTCAATTATATTGATACCAGTTATTTGATTACCTTCAAAATTTAAAGCTCTATTAGCCCTAAAAGATACAGGTCCTAAAGAAGAAGATAAACCTCCTGAGAATATACCATGATTTATTATTGTTTCGTCTAAATAAACCTTCCAACCAGTAATAGTAGAGTTTGTTGGATCTATATATTCTTCCATTTTTATAACTATTAAACCATCGTTATGACTAGTAACAAACGGTTGACTAGTTGGTCCCATAGGAGTGAGAGTGATTTTGTAAAAATTTCCAGCTACAGTCATGCCTGGTCTAACATTTGTTATATTTGGACTAGGCCCTAAAGGTGGTGAATGTAAATCATCTATAATAAAATAAGTTATCACGTTTCCAGCCGTATAACTTGTTGTTGTGATGATACTTGTGTCAACTTGATATTTGTCAACGACTATAGGTAATAAAGTGTTTGTGTTAGAGTTGTATTGGAAGATGTAATCAGTGAAGTTATCTGGATCTGAAATAAAATAATATAGATTATTATTTTGTTCGTCGGCTACAGAACCAACGCATTTAGCATTACTACTAATTGAAGCTGTAATTTGGGAGTTAACAATATCTTTGTTACCTAACAGGGTTTGCATAGAACCAGTGTCAGAACTTTCCGATGTAACTATTTCTATGTTTAAGGCGTCTCTGTACTCTCCATTTGGAACAATTCTTTCGTCAGCATCTTTGTTCATTTTAGCAGCACCGAAACCATGTTTCAATTCTCCCATATATTTAGTGTTTTATAAACTTAGATTTCCCCCTCATTATCTGAGTAAGTTCTTCTATTTTTAAATTTGATAATCTTAATTTTGCAGTTCTTATTGCAACTGATTTTTGTTGTTGAAAGCTAGGAGCTAAAGCTTGTCCAGCTATCGTTGTTGATAGTATAGCATAAGCTATTGATTTATACATTGCTTCTTCAGCGAATTTATGAACTATCATTTCTCCATCCGTACCTAGTCCGTCGCTTATATATTTTAAGATCACAGTTTTTCCGTTAATGTTAGAGCTAAAGTGAATCTTTCCTTGTAATTCATCTATATAAAAAGATCCATTGCCTTGCGCGTGTACTGGGTCTAACCCTCGTCTATCTCCTGGGTGAGGCCAATAAGTATCGTCTGTATAATCGTCTTGATTTTCAGATGGAGTAGCAGAACTATAACTGTTCCACGTGTCTGAACTAGCTCCTTTAGTATAAGTAATATCATACACACCATTAAATATACTAACATTAGTATATGCTATTGTCGGTATAGTAGCATCAAAACTCTCGACATATACTCCAGGTGGAATATCATCTCCATTTGGATCTATTCCGTGTAACTCCATTCCTAAAGATAAAACTGTTGATATATCCGCTACTAAAACGCCGTTACTATCATTTAAAGAAATAGTATTAAGAGCAGGATTAGCATTAGTTTCATGTGTCTCGGAAGTTGTATTTGGAGAAGTTTGTTCAGCTAAAGTAGTATCGTTATTAAAAACGTAACTACCATCTGTATTTTGTTTTATAGCTTTTGGGTTAGATGTTTTACTTGTTGGATATATTATATGTTCTATACCAGCAGAATCACTCCATACTAATTTTACATAATTAACATAGTCTTGTGGTAACATCATTGTTAGAGATGGTGGTACTTCTATTTCTTGAGATTTATTAGATTTGAACGTATCGTAACTCAATTCTTGAATAGCTCTCTGTGCGTGAAAGGCAACGTCTGTTCTTTTTACTTTTGGTATAATCTTTCCCTCTCCAACGTAAGCTATCATAAAGTTATTTATTATATGATCTAACGATATAAACTGGTATCCTCCAAAATCATTACCGTTATAGTAAGCGTGTTCTGTTTCTTTTATTAATCCCATTTATTTTATTTTATGCTTGTTGTCCTAATGCCATTAATTCTTGTCTCTGTATAACTATACCAGCTAATCCCAATATCTTCATAACTAATGTTACTTCTTCTGAAACATGTAGCTCAAAGTTTTCTGATGAACCAGCGTTGTATAAAGCTTGTTCGTCCACCACAACGTATCCCCACTCTACCTTAGATGGTTTCTTAGTGTAGCTCGCAGAAACATTCATAGTTATACTTGGGGTAGAAAATATTTTTATTCCACTATCCGATCTAGAATATAAAGGTCTAGAAAGAGTCGGTTTAGTTAGTGGTGATTTATTATAGTCTATTAACTCGTCATAATTTATCTCTTGTATTTCAACTGAGTCTTCTGTAGCAGAACCGTTATGTCTATAGTACAAGGTTCCTAACTTATACATATTTGTTGGATAAGAAAAATACCCCGGCCCATAAGTCAAAGGTGTTAAAGATCCATCGTTTTTAAATATACTTATTTTTTCGTTTAATGTTTTTACAATATCAGAGTATTCGCTTTCGTTACCCGGCATTGCTAATGCTTGATTTAACTCAACAAAATAACTTTCGAATATTTCTAATTGAGCTTGGTTAGCTAGTAGATTAAACTCCAAAGGAGTTATATAACCTCTTTGTTCTTTATTAGCTATCGCTAAAACTCTTTGATACACTGTATCTACGTTTACCATAATTTCTTTTTAATTTGTAGTTTACGATCGCCCCGTAGGGCGACCGCTCTACAGTTAGATTAATTTAATCTTTTTTCTATATTGGAGTAAATCTCCATTCCTTCATCAGTCTTAAACCATGCGGCTAAAGCTGAATATGGGTTTTCATCAAATGGTACTGTCATTAACTTTCTACCAGTACTTTTCCAAGAAAAAGTTCTTTGATCTTGGGATAACTCTATAATACTTGCTTCAGTTGCTTTAATACCAAAATTCCTAAGTTGAACATTCTCGTCTGTAACTAGTTCTAAGAACAATTGAGGACTTCTCTTAGCGAATAATAGTAAATCACGTTTAATCTCCTTAGAACTCATGTTTTTCACCTTAGAACCAATCTCTACACGCATAACAGCTTCCATCATGTCAATATCTAAATTGCTTGCCGCGTTCATAGCCGCAACTTCAAATTCTAACCAATCCAATTGCGTCTCCGCTTCTTTGACTTCATTGACTTCGTAAAACAATCTATCTTTTAAAGGATGATAAATGGATAAAAGCTTTTGAAGTGTTACTTTGGTCTTTGGAACCATTAGAACTCCATCTCTGAAAATAATATGAGATAACCTGTGTTCACCTTTCATTTCGTCTACGAAAGAGGTTCTTTGGTTCTCACAGTATTTTAACTCTCTTTCGAATCCTTTTTCTTCGTCGAAATAATAAATATCAGAACCCTTAATCATATAAGATAATGGTGCTTTACCATTTTTTAATTTATAAATTCTTTCTTTAATTTCCCAACTATCTTTTTTTTCTTTTGGAATTTTAACCTCCATGAAGTCGTTCGCTACTTCCATTACTTCTTCAGTTACAGTTTCTTCTGCTGCAACTGGCTTTGTTTCTTTTTTCTTTGCCATAATATAATATATAATAAAATTAATAAAAATAAAAGTACCGAGGCCGAAGCCCCGGTTCTTTTAATATAAATAAGTGCTTAGTTTAATAACATGAAGTTATTAGCACCTTGTACTACTAAACATCTTTCAGATAAATAGTGTACTTCCATCGCGTCTAAATCAGACGTAGTTGCTCCAACAGAACCAGTAGTCCATGTTTTCATTTTTCTATCGTCTGTTTGTGAAGATCTGTATCTAACATGTAAGAAAGGTCTTTTAAGATTCTTTCCTAAGTTTTGGTCATAAACCGTAGAAACACCAGCAGGAATCATAACTCCTCTAACGTTAGTCACTGTATCTATAACACCACCTCTAGTAGCAAGATCGTTTAAGTATTTCCAGTCAGACTTGTAGAAGTCATAAGAACCTCTTCTGAATCCAGAGAAACCTAAGTTTAATGCCATATCTTCTTCGTTGTCGAATACTCCGTAAGAAGTACCTCCAGCTCCGTAAGAATTCATAGAAGCTAACATATCATCCATCGCTAACGAAGTAGATCTGTCTATAAACATCATGTTTTCTTCAATAGCTCCATTCTTATCGAACTCAGCTAAGATAGCGTCAAATTCAGCTAAATCAGTAGCAGCGTTAACACCAGTAACACCTGAAGTTTGATTACCTCTATCAGTGATAGCCGCAAATAAACCTTCAGTACCAGCGATTGTACCACCAGAACTAGTTATAGTAGAAGTAACTGTAACAGCTGCTTTTTCAGATTCAATCATACTCATCTCTAAGTAATCAGTAAATCTAGCTCTTGTGTCACCTTCAGCTTTTAAGTACCAAAGATATCCATTTTGACCATCTTCACCACTAATTTCAACCCAACCAATAGCAGACGCATCAGATCCAGAGATCTCATATTTGTCTTTTAATATGATTGGTTTGTTAGAGAATGATTGGAAAGTTGGTGCGTTTGCTCCTTCTCTTCCAACTGCCCCTTTCACATACTCAGAACCATAAACCATAACACTAACGTTCGTTGTACTCGCTATACCAGCGCCAGCGATATTCGCATGTGCGTAAGGTAGTACAGTAATAGTATCAGCAGCTGTAGCGTTAACAAAAGCTCTAATAGTTGCGTTAGCATCTGAAATTAATACTGTATCTCCTGGACGTATAGCATGAGTTGAAACAGACGTATGTCCACCTGGCTCGTTCACTATAGTAACTGTATTAGTTGATACTGTACAGTTCTTGTACGATAAATGTAATCTACCTTGTTCTGACCAAACTACTTGGTCTGAAGTCATAGACTCTTCAGCTCCTACTTGAGAAAGAAATCCTGAGATAGTTCTGTTTCCAAAAATCTCAGCTTCTTTTTCCATAAGATCTGGTAAATATTGTTGCGACCAGTCATTGTTAGATGACCCATCAGCGAAATCAATATAATTGCTCGCTAATGTTTGCGCTCTTGGTGACGGAGTTAACCCCGACGACGTTACACTTGTAATTGCCATTTTTTTTAATTTTTAAATTGTTATTTTTTTCTAATTTTAAACGTAGAGTTTGATCGACTTTCTTCTCCTAATACTCTCACTTTTATTCCACTATCATCAATAGGTGTTCCGTGTGATTCTCTAGGACTCATATCAATGTTTTTAGAATTAGCCATACTATTTTTTAAAGCATCAGCCTTTCCTTGTTCGTAAAAATGATTCGCAATAGCATCAGAGTTCATAGCAGTAAACATAGATTTGTGGTAACCAGCAGCGTCTTCCATTTGATTCTTTTCGTTCAAGAACTTCTTGATGAAATTGTTAATATCACTTTGGCTTTCTTTTACTTGGTTTGGATCTTTAACGTTAAACCTATATTTTTTGTCTCCAACTTTGTATTCAAAACCTTTGAACTCATCGTTAAAAACTTCTTTAGTTTTATTTAAAAATCTATTCTTTGCTTCCTGATGAATCTTTTTAGTGCTCTCAGACTCTTTGTTGTGTCTATTAAAGAAATCCATAGCTTTTTTAGCTTCAGGCGTTAACCTTGACCCAGCTTTGATCTCTTCATAGTATTTGGATTTGTGCTCTTCCAATTGAGTTTTAGCGCTGGCAACTTGCTCTTTAAGCGCTAATTTTTTTCTTTTAATATCGTTTTCCTCATCTATGTCTTCGTCAAACGAAAACTGATCTTCCATTAGGAAATCTATTTCATCCGCTTGTAGATGGGGTTTAGTTGTTTTGTAGTATTCTTTTAATAGAGTTTGGTTGTCCATTTCAGAATAATCTTTATTTAACTTGACGTAGTCGTTTAAGTCACCTCCTGTATCTTCCATAAAGTTCATTAACTTCTGAACGTTTTGAGGGAGTTCTTTTCCTGTTTCAATTGATTCTATAATTTCCTTTTCTACAACCTCAGCTACTTTTTCAGTTTCAACTACTTCGTCTGTGATTTCTTGTAACGTAGGTACCTCTTCTTTTGTCTCAACTTTTTCTTCTGGAACTTTTATTTCCTCAACTGGTTTTGATAAATCTACCTTAGTAATATCTTCAGCTTTTTTAGCTAATTCCTTAAGATCTACCTTAACAATCCCATCTTCTGGTTCTTGGAACTTTTTCATTTTAGGTTTTTTAACCTTTAACTTCTCGACTTTCTCGTCTACTTTTGGTTCTTCTTTTTTTGCCATAATATAATATAATAATAGTTAATAATTTGTTCTATTTAGGATTGAATGCGCCTAATCGCATACCTCCACCTATAACATCATTACCGGAAGATTCGAATCCTTTAGCTTTTATAACGTTAGCTGCTTTCTTGTCTTCCATTCTTGATTCGTGTCGGTTTTTTGTATCTTGATTCCTTGTTTCTTTACCGTCTTTTATAACTTCTTTTGACATCTCTCTTTTCTCTATCATCTCCAACTCCATTTGTTTCATTCTCATGTTTAGTTCAAACTCGTGATCCATCAAAGCTTTCTTAACTTCAGCTTCAGCGTGTAATGTACCTTTCTTGATTTCTCCTTTTTGAGTCTCAACTTTAATCTCGTTCTCTACCATAGCAGCTGCTTTTTCCATTTCAGCTTGAGCAGCAGCTTGAGTTTGTTGAGCGTTAGCTTCTCCTTGAGCTTTCATGTTCTCTTGTTGCATTTGTTGGTCTTTCTCCATCTTCTTCTTTCTTCTGATCTTAAGAAGTTGGTTTGCTAACTTGATATTTTTAATCTCTCTTAAATCAATAACATCTTCTAAATCTATTGTTTGTTGAGAAAGAGCAGTTTGTATATTATTTTCTAATAATTGTTTTTCCTCTTCATCTGGAGCTAACTCTAAGAATATACCAAAATCATAAAGATGTAAGTTTTTCATTTCCTGAAGAGTAGCCACATTGTGAGATCCAATAGCTTGCACAAAAGCATTTGCTGTTGGAGAATACTCTAATATATCTGATATTCTTAAACAAAGTTGCTCACATATACTTTGTGTTATAAATGCTCCACCTTGTAATATATGTCTTGTTGCTGTATTCGAATTAGCTGCTGCTAGTTTTTGTACTCCAACTAAAGCCTTTGGATCTGGAGTTGCAGCGTCTCTAGCTTCGTTTAATCCGGTTGTGTCCCTAATCATTTGTAGATAATAATTATACGTACCAATTAAACTTTGCATTTTAGCTCCTCCACCAGATTGTATTTCTTGAATAGGAATTTTACCACCATTTTGACCACCATCTGTAGTCATTGATCTACCTATAATACTACCAGTTTGGAAGAACATGTTTAACGCTTCTTGTGGATTGTAATTAGTTCCATTACCTAAATCAATCTCTGCTAAACCATCAGCATCTAAATATATTCCATCTGGAATCATTCTAGACATCACTTGTTGAAGTTTCAAATGAGTTAACTGTATCATATCAGCAAAACCTGTTATTCTCCCTACAAGTGATTCTACTCTTCCCTCGTACATTCTTGGAGCTACTATAGAATAATTCATAGTAACTTTATTGAAGTCACTTTTAGGACGCATCATATTTTTAGCCTTTTCCCACTTAAGCATTTTCTTAGTTCCTAATACTAAAGCCCCTTCATATAGACATTCTATTTTTCTACCAATTCTTTCGAAAGCTAAATCTTCTCCTGTTGGTGGGTTGAAGCTATCATCTTTTTCTATAAGTTTTTGTAGACCAGTCGATGTTTCTTTTACTTTGTAAACTTCATGGATATAAGTCTTGTAATTAAAATAAAGAATATCTATTTTATTTTTATCTTCTTGTTGGTTAAACCTACCTCTAGATCTATAACCGTACTTATAATTGCTTTTTGTTAGGTCTTCTAGTTCTTCTTCTGTTATATCTGGGAACTGTTTTATCAACTCGTTTATAGGTATAGATTTCACTTCTCCAACGTAGTATATATCATCAAAATAAGGGGAGTCGGTGTGAGAGTAAACCAAGTTAGCTGGATCAACGTATTCTATCGTAACTCCCTCAGCTGTGTTGAACGTAGTTTTAGAAGCAGCAATACCACAAACTGTTAAATCGTATATTAACCTTTTTCTAGTTAAGTCATATTTATTCCCGTCAAGTAAAACGTTTATCGCTTGTTCCTCCGCTATCTCTACAGCTTGTTTATAATTTAAAGACATGTGTAAATCTAGTTCTTCTTGGGTCTCTGGTACGTCTTCTTCTTTGTTTTGCTTGAAATCCATGTTCATCAAATTCTTAGCCATTTGATCGAACTCTTTCGCCTTCATGTCTTTCATTATACCTTCCATATAAGCTGTTCTTTTCTCTACTCCATATGGATCTTGAGAATAAGCTTTTATAGAATATTGTCTTTCTGATATACCGTTAACAACGATATCTACGAACTTAGGTATAATTGGTACTGGTTTCCAATCTAGGTTCAAATAAGATAAATCACCGTTAATAGATAATTCATCTTTATATTTTTGTATTGATTGTTCTCCTCTAGCGTATAATCTTAACTTGTGATAATTATTAGTATAGTTAGAATATCTATTATTTCCGTTTCTTTCTCCGTCAAACCATTCAGCTTCTATAGCTTGCGCAACCTTCAACCCATAATCATGGGATGATTTCTCGTTATCGCTAACTACTTGACTTGGAAAATTATGATTACCTCTCATATTATTTTTTAATTAATTTAGACATACCACCTGTATTTGAATATTTAGCAAT